AGTAAACAAATAACATTCTCTTCCACCTGTTGCAGAATCAACTAATGCATATAGAGTCACATCAAAAACGCCAGGATCTAATACTGTTTGATTGGGAAAACCTACAGGTGTTATAAAATTAATTACAGATGTTGTTTGTAATGCATTATTATTTGTAGGTAAGGTTACGGTTAAACTTTGTTCAGCAGCAACTGTAAGATTTTCGGAAAGAACTTTGTATCCAGTAACATCACTATTCTCGGAATAATTTAAATACAATACTTTGCCAGTATTATAACCAAGTTTAGTTTGATCTACCGCAATTGTAAGTTTATTACCCCGTTCTTTTGTGACAACAAATCCATCAGTAAAGTTTAAACTACGAAGATTCTACTGCTTTTTCGCCATCAACAAAAATATCTACATTCCCACCGCCACCACTTTGTGCTGTGTATCCTTTGGTGGAAGTATCAATCAGTTCTTGAAAAAACTTTTGTTCTACACTTAAAGTTTTATCTTCAAGTTTGAGTGGATAGATCGCGGTAGCAACTCCAACTTCGCCCTGCTCCCCTTTTTCTCCTTGAGGACCAAGTTCACCTTTATCTCCCTTCGGACCTTGTGGACCTGCAACACCTTGTGGTCCTTGTTCTCCAATAGGACCGCGATCTCCATTTACTCCTGCTGGTCCAACAGGACCAGGAATACCTTGAAGTCCTTGCGGACCTGGTTCTCCCTGATCTCCCTTTGGACCTTGCGGACCAATTGGTCCTTGTTCACCATTTAATCCTGCTGGTCCTTGTATTCCTTCAATACCTTGAAGTCCTTGTGGGCCAGGTTCTCCTCGTTCCCCACGATCTCCTTTAGCACCCGTTTCTCCACGGGGTCCTTCTGGTCCGATTGGGCCTGGTTCTCCGCGTTCGCCGCGATCTCCCACATCCCCTTTATCTCCCTTGTCGCCTCTCTCACCCTTTGGGCCTGCTGCGCCAACTGGGCCAATAAGTCCTTGTAGTCCTCGTTCTCCGCGTTCACCTTTTTCTCCTTGTTCTACAATGACCCTCTCCACTATAACACGCTCGGAAACGGGGTAGGCTTGAGCGGCCTGGGGTTTCTCTTGCTCGGTTAGACTAGGAGGGGTTGCTAGGGGTATAAGTTCAAATAACTCATCTATTATTCGTGGGCCAGCATGGAGACAGATCTTATTATTATTTTGATCACGAAGTCCATATTCGCCAATACCACCCAAAAATATTGGATCGCATTCTTCGTCAATAGGAATTAATGTAAAAAAGTCACCTTTATTATAACCTTGAAGATCTTGTATTAATCTAAATTGATTTCCAATAGAATAACGGCCAGAACTTAACTTTGCTGGCCGTACTTCGGATTCTTTAAGGTAACTCTTAAACTTATTCATCTATGATATTTATTCAAACAATGCGGCCCACGAATGAGGGAACAAAGGTGAAATAATATCACCCATTGCTTTTGCATATTGTTGAACTTCCCATTGTGCATGAGGATCAAGTCTTTGCTTGCAAACTCTAGCATATGCAGCAAGAGAACCTGTCCAGTACCATTCCGTGTATGTACCCTGAGGCAATACAAATCTTGCCTGCTCGGGTGCAATACCCTTATCCAAAAGAGTATTGTAAGTATCTACTGCCATCTTTACAGACATGGTGTAACCGATATGAGCAAGATTACCTTTATCATCACCAATTTCTAGAAACCCATCGGAACCCTGCTTCGCACCATTGGTAGGTGCAGCTCTCCAACGAGGAATGTATACATCGGGAGTATCATCAACATAACGACGGGACACTTCATTTTCAACAAACCCAACTTTATGTTTAAAAAGTTGAGTACGAATTGAAATTGGAGCCTTAATTCTCAAGGTGATTTGTGGATGAGCAAAAGGTGTCCAATGCTTGTGTTTAGCCAAGTACTTGATCAGTTTCTTGTCTTTGTCAGACAAAACATTTTCTAGTACCATTCCCCCTTCTGTTTCTACTTGCTCATAATGACTTTCTTTTGCAAACGAAACCCGTGCAGAGTTTACCACCATGAGATCATCTCCCATGTGATTTACATAACAAACTTCACCTTTGTCCAATACTTTAAACATTATTCTGTTCCTCCATGCAACGAATATAGTACTGATAAACATCAGACTCTTCACCAAGATTAGTTAGGAGAAGTTCAGTGCATTGCTTCTGAAAGTCCTTATTCTTCATGCAACGAACACAAACATTTGCATAGTTCAACCAATCTTCATCGTCAAATTCTGCAAATGTAAATTTGTGATCGCATTGCATAAACATATTGAGATCACCTTCATACCCAAATGGATCTTCGGGTGTTGTTCCCGCGTGTTCTAGCCACTTTTCCATTATCTTTGGCGTAGGTAATTTGCTATTGTCAATCACGAACTGTGTATATTCATCACCCGTTTCTTCCAGATCAATTGCAAGTTCTTTGATGAAAATTATTTGTGACAAAGTATTGCCTAGAATATGCTCTGGTGTTTTTTCGGTACTGTAATTAAAACTTACATTTCCGCTCTTTGCAAAATCCTTGGCATAATCAACGGCGCGTTCCCAAAGTTCTGGATCCATTTGCTTAATGTAATCAGAAAAGAGGGTGTTAAACTCCATGATTGCTTGGAGTACATTCTGTTCGTAATTTTCGTAATCTTCGGGTTTCATACTTTCTTCCACTGATTAAGTTTAAGTTTTGCTTCAAGTCCGTTGCAAGAATTATCCTGCATCGTCTTACTGATTTCAATTGGAGACATTCCTGCAAGAACCATATCGTTAATATCTTTTTCCTTGATTGATTCTGGCCAGATAACAATATCTCGTTTTGCTTCGATCAACTTCTTCATCTGTTCAATTACCGCTTCATTTCGCGGTTCGTTGTCAACTGCAAATATGATTTTTTTGCCTCTGATTGCTTTGGGAATGCATCCTGTGTTATTGATGCCAACCATAGCAACACAATTAGGCAAGAAAAGAGAGTCCAACGGGCCTTCGACAACAAGTATTGTTTCTGTTTCAAACTTTTGTTCCAGCCCGTACCATAGTCTTTCAACATCTTTGTCCAACTTTATAGTAATGTAACGCAAATGATGATCCTCAAGGGTTCGTCCTTGAACACCTATTAGTCCACCCTTCGCATTGAAGATAGGAATAATAAGTCTTTTATCCTTTGGTACACTGGTTGCAGTCGGATCTATTTCTTTTAACCAAGCATCAAAGTTTTCGACATAATACAAACGAGAGTATGCAGATTCGGGAATCTTTCTACTCTTCACATATGCTACACACATATGATTTTCATCAAGAGTATCAAGTCTTGAAGCAGTACCCATATCCTTACGGAATACTGGTTTCTCAAACTTGAACTCGGGTTTGGTATAGTTAGAGTGTCCTGTCTCTCCTTCTTTCCAACGATCAAGCGAATACTGCTTGCAGAGAGCAGGAGAAACAATCTCTAAAAATCTATACAGGGTATGGGAAGCACCACAATTGTGGCAACAGAAGAACATATCATTCTTCTTTGCAAAAAAGTATCCGCGAGCCTTTGACTTGCTCTTGTCGGAGTCGCCACAAATTGGGCAACGAAAATTGGCAAGGTTGTCCTTCTTCCACTTGAACTTGTCAAGCATCGGGGACACCATGCCAATAAACTTTTTGTCAATTATTAGTGACATTATGTGGTGCAAGTCCTGTCATTGTGCGATTCCACCATTCTTCCCACTCAGGAAGATCCTCGTCACGAACGAAGGGCAGAGCAGCGTGTCGTTGCTCATAGGTGCGTGTATCATTTTCACGAATAGACTGAACTTGCTTGTAAACGATATCTTCACTCTTCTTCATTGTTTATTTTCCAATTGCTAACTTGTTCACGATACGATTGACGACTCTTTTTGAATTTGTTGTCGAACCCTTCGACACCCACATCGTCCTAGTTTCCTGTACCAACCAATCCACTCTGTGCTAATTCCTCCACATCGTAGAGTTTCATCTTGGAGCGATTGATTCCGACTACGAATTTACGCTTCGTAGCAAGGTCATTATAGCGGTTCTTCAACTGCTTGACAAGTATGTGTCCCTGTTTATCTAGATCCTCATTCGACATAATTGCAAACATGAAGTCCGCAGTAGCAGGCAAACCGAATGATTCAGAAGTATCTTCAAGATTAACATCTGAACTGGAGTAACCTGTACGATTTGTTTGTGTTGCAGTAAAGATCGGTACACCCTTTTCTACCGCAAGTCCACGCAACTCTTCTGCAATTGCTTTAATGTAGGTATAAGAGTTTACACTACCATTGTTCTTGTAGCGAGAAGATGCACAGATGTTTAGATAATCAATAAAGATAATATCAGGAACAAACTTGCGCTTCAATTGAAGTTCATCAATTAAGTAACGAAAATGATTTGCACTTGCAGATGCGGTAGGATATTCCTTGATGATCAACTTACCCTTGATACGGTTCGTAAGTCTGTTCAACTTCGCTTCGTATGCTTGCTTGGGAAGTTCCTTTAAATCATCAAGAGTTGTATCCATCAAGTTAGCATCAATACGCTCTGCAATTCTTTCTTCTGCCATTTCACAAGTAATGTAAAGTACATTCTTGTTTTGTGCAAGACAATTTGCTGCATGGTGACACATGAACAACGACTTACCAACACCAGTACCCGCAAGAATAACATTCAATGTCTTCTGTGGAGTACCACCATTTGTAATGTCATTGAAGTACTGAAGATCAAACGGAATACGATGTTCTATCTTGTGATAGAAGTCATAACGCTTCTCACCGTCTTCAAGATAATCGTGTCCTACATGGGTGTCGAAAGAAACTGCCAATGCTTGAGACAGAATATCTGGCAAAGCAGTTGTAGTCTTTGACTTAGATTTACCTTCTATGATGTGAATAGATTCTAGAATAGCGTTATAGATCGCCTTATCTTGACAAAACTTTTCTGTCTTGTCAATCAACCATTCTTCGTCCTGTACAGATACAGAACTAAAATCCTTCAGTCTCTCTCCAAGTTCATCAAACTCTTTTTGAGTCAGTTCATTACTGTTTTGAAGATCAATTGTAATTGCATCTATAGATGGTGATGCATTGTACTTCGTGATATACTCACGAACAGTTTTAAACAGTAGTTTTTCAGACTTGGTTTGGAAGTATTCTTCCTTGAGAAAGGGGATAACCCTTCTCATATAAGATTCATTGTCTAACAGATTTTTGAAGATGATATCTTCTAACGAACTCATTCTGCTCCTTTAACCTCGTCTTGGCCATAGCAAAACTCTTTTGCTGCTGCCTTGTCTAGTTTGTCCATTACTTCGGGAGTAAAGTACTTCTCTGGATTCTCAATGATGTTCTTTTCAAAACATGTAGATCCATCAGGAAGTTCAATACGAGTTGACACCTTCTTGAATATACCATGTTCTAACGCAAGGTCAACCAAACCGTAGTAACGATCTAGACCACTATCGTATCGTACAAGCACATCTACCATTTTGTTTTCTTTGGTGAATCTTGCTTTGTACAACTTGCAATGAATAATGTTGCCGATTACATCACCTTCGCTGTTCTTTTCTTTCTTCTTGGAAAGATAAACAATTGTAGATGCTGCATACTTAAGACCAGATCCACCACCCATTTCCTTTGTTGGAACATATGCACCAACAACATCATAAGTGTGATTTGTCATAAGCATTGGGATCTTTGCAACACCCAACTTGATTGTAAGAACACGGAAAGTAGACTTCACAACTTGTGCGCGAGTCATATCACGAACATTCTTACCCTCTGCGGTATCATTCATTTCCTTCTCGGTTGACAACATACCAAGAGAGTCAAGAACAATGAACATCGGTTTGCGATCCGCCTCTTTCATTTCCAAGCACTTGTCTACGATGGTGATTGCTTGTCTGCGGAACTCCTCTACGGTCGCTACAGGGAACACGGCAACACGCTTTGGATCAACTCCTCGCTCCTTGAACATTTCAGAAGTGACTGCTTGTTCAGAATCGAAGTAAAGAACAACCCCCTCTGGATTATCCTGTAGGAACTTCTTCACAACACCCATTGCAAAGTAAGTCTTACCTGTTGCAGATTCTCCTGCAATTGCCACAATCTTGTTGTCAGGCATTCCTTTGTAGATACTACCCGATAGCAGTCCATTCAGAATGTAAGATCCCGTATCAACATATCCGCTGACATCACTACCATCCAATCCTTCATCTACTGTGGATGCGTATTGATTACCCGATGCTTTAATTATATCATTCAAAAAGTTCATAGTCATCTCCCATTAGCGATTCTAGTGTCGCGTTGTTATTGAGTGTAATTGTACCATTGTTTTTAGAGAAACACCAAATGTTTTCTATAAAATCTTTTGTCAAGAATTCATCTAGACCAGATTCCATTTTCTTTGGTCTTTGCTTGATACGCATACCAATCTGACCCAAGAAAGTTGCTTTAAGTTTATCGCACATAAAATCAACAAGTTCATCGCATGTTCGATATCGCTTACCATTAATTACGGGATCCATGATATTAATAAACACGAATCCCTTATCATTAATTACATGCCATGCATTTTCCAACATCGGGAAAAAGAAACCATCTCTCCACTTTGCATATTCATCGTATCTTGACCACGATTGATCTTTTTCATTTTCTCCACCCTTGTTGTACAGTTCGGTTGAGAAATATGGAGGAGATGTAAACAAACAGTCTACCCCATAAGGAGGACATGTTGCTAACCAATTTATATCCTCTGCGGGTTTTCTAAAGATTGTTACTTGTTTCTTCCCCTCACAGTAAAAATAGTTTTCTGTATTTACAATATGTGGTTTATCACAACCAAGTTGCTTCTCATACCACAAACATTGTTTCTTATACACTTCAAACACATTTTCATTTGGATCGCAACCGTAGAATTCTTTTGCATTTGATGCATAAAATCCTGCTAGACGATCTCCCCAACCACAACTGGTGTCCATGACAACCTTTGAATTTGTGATTTTGTAAATAGATTTAGCAACATGCGGTTTGAATTGAGTTGCAACATATGCACCAAGGCGGAATGAACCTCTCCAATTGTGAAGACCAACTTGAGTGTTGCCTAGTCTCCAAAATGTATAGTTCATCTTCTTCAGTAGATTTTCATCTTTCCAAATCTCAAGGGGAGCAGCAAATCCATAGGAACCACAGGATAGTCTGTTCTCTTGCTGAAAGAAGTTACTTACATCGTTATAGTAATGTCCAAACTGAATGAGTGCAAATCCATACTCGGAGAATGGATATTTGTAATCATCATATTTTTCCATCACATCTCTGGTCTTTAGTTGCTCAGAAGTAAAAATAAATTTATTCATATCATCTTTACAAAACTTTGCAAACTTATCCACGACATCAGATTCTTCTATTTCGCGGAATGGAAACTTAGGTTTATATGTAACGATATACTTAGCAAGAGCATCCTTGATATCTTGCTTTGTATAGTTTTCATTCATTTCCCTCCATCTATCAGGAGGAATGATTGGTAAACCGTTACTATCTGCGTATTGTTTTAGTTCTTCTACTAGGTCAAGCAAACAGGGATTCAAGGGTCTGTTCCTTCTTTATCTTCCATCCTATGGCATCAAGGATGGTCTTAAGTGGTTCCACAAATGATACTTCAAATTGCTTGTTGCGATCTATAAATCTATCTAGGTCAAACTCTTTTGGTAGTTTGCCTGGAAATGATGCAACTCCTGCACCAAATGGATTTGGTTCTTTCAGATACACAAACTTAATTTTCTCACCGTCCCTGATGAGAGAATACTTCTTTTGAAGATTATTCTTGCGAATGAAGTGATTATACAGCAAAGATCCCTTTACTGCAATAGGGGTAGACTTACGATATATGTTTGTAGTGTCTGAATATTTGTCCATCCCATTGCAACCGCGAGGGAATGCGATGTCTTCAACTGGACGATTATTAAAGTCCTTTTGAAACTTTTCAGTATACTTGATAAGTTGTTCTTCGTTTCCATTTAGAATTATCTCAATGCATTCTGCAAGAGCATTACGAACAATTTCGGGAGTCGATGATCTTGCAGTTTCGATTCCCATTATCTTTTGTTCGGGTTTCTTTAGAACCACCCCATCCTCACCAACAAGTACATTCAACATATATCTTTTCTTTGCAGTCCAAATACCATTATCTGCAATAGATTCTCGTTTCATGTTCATCTTCTGATCGTATGCATTCATACGAACTGCAAGATCATTGTACTTCTTTGTGATGAATGGTTGAATTGCTTTGTCGCAAGCATTCAGCAAAAACTTGATGATCTTATCTTTGTTGGTTTCATTTGGTAGAACCTTTGCAACCAATGAATCCATTCTCAAGTAGATACTGTCTGTGTCGCTTGCAATTACAAAGTCTTCGTCTTTAGTCCCAACCGTTTGATTCATGTATTCATTCAGATACTTTTCAATCCAACGAATAGACAACTGACCAGAGATGGTAATTGCTTCCGCCATATCAAGATTATAATATCTGAAGTATTGATTTCCGATTGCACCGAAAGCAGAATTCAACTGAATCTTACGAGCAAGTTGGAAGTTATGATACTTTGCAATTTGCTTCTTGAGTTGAATCTTTTGATCTTCAGATGCATCTTCGGGAAGAGTCTTTAGTTGTGCTTTGCACTCCAACATCTTCTTCTTGTAGATTTTTCTCTCTTCGTAAAGCGTGTGCATTAAGTGAGGAAGGAATCCCTGTTTCTTCTTTGTATAAGTCGTTCCATTTCCTGCAATTGAAAGATCTTTTGCGGTAAATTCTTGAATATAAGTCTGAGTAACTTGACCATTAGTCAAAACTCCATCGGGACTTACATATCCACGCTTACCATCCTTTGTAAGAGTTTCTGGTGAAATGTTATATTGCATGATAAGGTGGGGATACAGACTATCCAAGTCAAATGACACCACCCACTTGTGCATACCAACATGAGGTTCTTTTACATATGCACCTTCAAACTTGTCATCCTTCTCACCAGACTTCTTCATAGGAATGACAATCTTCTGAGAATTCAAATGGTGATAAATGATCTGATCCCAAGTCTTTACCTGAGAAAAGATATCATTATGATTTACCTTTGCGGAGTATGCGATTCGTAGTGCAAGTTCCATCAACCGTAGTTTTTCTTCCAAGCGAACAACGAGATCAACATCCTTGACATTATACTCAATAAACTTTTGGAAGTTCTTTGTATAGAAGTCACTAATGCTATCATATTCAGAATAGGAAGTCTTTCGCTCTCCAAGTTCAACATATGCAATATGATCCAACTTGTAGGACTCTCGGTTTACGAATGTAAGTTTGCGATAAAGATCAAAGTAGTCAAGTGTGGAAATACCAACAAGATCATACACAGTATGATCTCGCTGCATCACGGTTACGATGCGTTCCTTGATCTGTCGCCAAGGTGAAAGTCTCTTCGATTCTCCTTCTCCTACCACTCGCTCAATACGATTAATAAGATAAGGAATGTCGAGAAGTTCCCATTCCATCCCGTAACAATATCAATATCAAGAGATTCCCAATAGTCTAGGAAGTTGTTCAACATTCGCTCTTCGGATGTATACGAACGAGCGTCATGTTCGGGATGAACAGGTGCAAACTTATCCAAACCAAATGTGCATACTTTGTTCCCGACACGAATAGTGATTGCATTCACTTCTTCGCTTGCAGTAGCGACATCGGGAAACCCATTCTCGCATTTGGTTTCAATATCAATATATGCAACCCGAAGATCATCCATGTCATATTCAATTTCATTTGGAAATGTTTCTCCGATAAATTGATATGTGTAGTCAGTATTACCATAGATTGTAAATCCCTTTACATCCGAATACTGATCAATGAACTCTCTACAATCTTGAATACTGCCTGGTTGAAACGGTTCGACATATTCACCAAATAAAGTTTGGTGTTGTGTTTTCTTTTTAGCAGGTACATATAGAGTAGGACGGAAGGGAATCTTTTCTTGGATTCGTCTTCCGTTCTCATATCCTCTAAAGAGGATGTTATCTCCTCGTACCGAAATATTAGTGTAGATCTTTTGATTTGACATAAGCAGAGAATAGTACGCAGTAATTAATGATGTCTATAATTGCGTCATTGTAACCTTCGTTATCAACTTGTAGTTTACCAGCATCTGCGAAGGTAGACAAGCGTGACAACTTATCTGTCATGCGTACCAAGAATCCTGCTTCTGTGCTGCAAATACCCATTGCTTCACATCTTTCAAAGTTAGCAAATGGAGTCTTGCCACTATTTCCTGCATAATCATGGTTTTTCTTTTTCATGAGTTCAAGTGCGGTTCGGCACAGATCCTCATGGTGTTGTATCAGATCTTCACGATTCATCATATTGAAACTCCTGTGGAACCAAATCCACCATTGCGATCAGTCTTTTGCTTAGGTGCAGTATAGCATGGTTCTAAGGTATAGTCAAGATTTTTTACCAACTCTGCTTGACAGATTCTATCACCATGAGATATAACAAAAGGTTCTACTCCAGTATTTGTTAATATAATTTTTAATTCATCCGTGTAATCTGAGTCAATGATACCTTCACAATTAGTCATGGTAATACCACTTTTTAATGCCAAACCAGACCGAGGATGCAGTCTTACAGAGTGTCCCTCTGGGATGTCCAATATCAATCCAGTTGGTATTGCCGCTCGTTGAGTAGGAAGAAGTGTAAAAGTATACGGTTCACCAAAATTTGCGTTAAATATTTTCTTTTCTGTATAAGGTCCATAAACAAGAATATCCTGTTCTCGTATACAAGCAGAAATATCAAAGCAAGCAGATTGCTTTGTTGCAAACTTTGGAAAAGTTGCATAGGGATTTGTTTGATATATTTTAAGCATTATTTAAATCTCACACAATACAATACATTCAGAATTTTTTTCGTCTAAAAAAGTTTTGTAATTAGTTATACCAAGATCTTTAAGAAGAATCAATATTTCTTCCGCAGAATACGAAACAACTCGTTTTGATTTTACATTTAATATTACGCTAAACATTAAATATTTTGTAGTTTGTTTCTTGCTTTGTTGCAGTAATTCAAACAACACTTGTTTGCTATCTGTGTTTGGTTCGGGAAATCCACATGTTCCTAATAAACAAATAACATCATACTGTTTGTTAGGAATAGAAGTATAACACGGACAGGAACACAAAGCAAGAGAATCCTCACGAATGTCTACTGCTTCATATTCACACTCTATGTTTTTACTGTTCAACCATGTTTTTAATAAACATGGTCCAGAACCAACATCCAATATAGAATTAAAATTTAGATATTGAAGTAGATCAAATCTACGATCATCATCAACATCATAACCACTGTCACTTGCTGATTTATACATTATGCAGTTATTTCAAGAACAGAAACAATAATCTCCAAATCATTTGCAATAGATGCGGTGGCAGTAATCGTATCACCAGAAGCACAAACAAGAGGAGCGTCTAAAACCTGTAATGATGTTCCTACAGGAATAGTGACATTAGAAATTATACTATACGAAGTTGCCGATTTTACTAAAAATACATTTATAGTAACTGGATTATAAAGATCAACATTAGAAATATTAATACTATTTACTATTCCAGTACCCACCACACCAGAATAAACAGTAGTGTTGCTTGTTGATGTTAACTTAGTTGCTTGACTTTTGTATGTTTCTGCCATAGTTATTCTCCACTATTTTCTGGTATGTACTCTATACCAAAAAATAAATATGCTTCTTCTATTGTATCAAACCAATACCATCCATCTGTAGGATATGTATGAGTGTCTTTTGTTTCTTTTCTGAGTTCATAATTTGAGTTTAAAACAAAATTTGGTCCATGAAGAACCCAACCGTCATCGTTTTTGTAAAATCCTGATGTGTCTTCCATAATATTATCCAGTTACGGTCCATCCTTTATTCGTTGCAATTGAAGGGGTGTCACTAGCAGTACCCCAATTACCAGTTACAGTTATTGTTTTACCGACAACTGTTGGTAGATTTGTATATATTTCATTCAATTCATCCGCAGATAATTGACCTGGATTTGGTAATGTTACATTTTGATTAATTCCTGTTGCTTTGATTCTTTGAAGAGCATTGCAAGTACTGAATATATTTGAAAATATAGTTGTATTTGCGGTTTGCGAAAAATCAAGTTCTGGTATTTCCACCAACGCCGAACAACTATTAAACATACTACCATATGCAGTTGAAGCCGTAGTACCAATTACTGGTTTAACTACCAAAACAGGTATGTTTGCTAGTGAATAGCAATTAGAAAACATACTATTAAAACTCAATCCTCTACTTGTATCTATTGGTGGTATTTGTCTCAAGGAATAACAATTAGCAAACATACTACTAAAATCTGTGCCATTTGAGGTGTTTATAAAAGGTATGGTTCTCAGAGAATAACATCCACCAAACATACCGCTGAATGATGTGGATTTTGCAGAATTTATAGGAGGAATGGTTTCCAAAGAAACGCAGTTATTAAAACAAGAAGCAAGAGTATTTGCGCTACTAAAATCTAATTGAGGAATAGTGATCAAAGATTCACAACCATTGAACATGTTACTCATGGATTGCCCATTGGTGGTGTTTAAAAATGGTATAACCCTTAAAGATGTACAGCTACCAAATGTGTTTAAAAAATTAGTGCATTTTGCAGTTTCTAAACTGGGAATAGTTTTTAACGATCTGCAAAATTGAAACATCTGTGACATGTTTGTGCAATTTCTAGTATCATATTTTGGAATATAAACTAAATTATTGCAATTATAGAACATAGCTGTCATATTTGTTCCACTTATAGTATTCATCCAAGGCGCTTCTCTTAGTGAAGTACAATAAGAAAACATTGAAGTAAAATTAGTTACTTTTCCACTGTCTAACGGAGGAACCCATGTTAATTTGTAACAATTACTAAACATCTGATTAAAACTAGTTACATTTCTAACATCTATATACGGACATCTTTCTATTCCAGCTGATGTAAACATTGAACCACAGTCCGTCAGAGAACTACCACCCATAGAATCTGGTAAAAATTTCAAACTATAACAATTGTTAAACATCTGACTAAAAGAAGTTGCATTAGCGGTGGGTAGTGCAACTACCTTTATCAATCTTACACAATTCTGAAATAATGCTCCAAATCCAGTTATAGCATGTGTTCCAACATATTCAAATTGCTCTAATAATCTTTTTTGAACGGAAGGAAAACCACCAATACTTAATGTATTGATACTAGATCCTGCCATTTTTATATCTAACCAATTTGTGCTATTTTGATTACTTGAAATAGATGTATGTCTATAATTTAAATCAACAGAGGTTAGTGTTTGTCCTGCTTGTGGAGTTATTGTAATAATTACAGTTTTATATCCTCGGAAGTCATCCTGTCCTGTTAAAT